TTAGAGTGCCAGCGATAACTGATCTTCGCCGTGGTGACTTCGTGGAAAAGCTTCTTGTGGCACCATCGCGCCGGGCGCTGGCTGGGTCTGGTTTAGTGAACCGTCTATTTCCGTCATGCTGGTGAAACAGTACCCGCACAACATATTTTGACACTGGTGATAGCTGCGTCGTACAAGCAAACTCAGCTCAACGCTGGTTCTGGTTTTTGCTATTGCACGGCAGCGAGGACAGCGCATTGCCATACGCGGGCCTCCTTTCAGGACTGGTTAATATCAACGCAAGTATAACGCTTAAGACGTTGAATCGTCACTCTCCGCTGTCCAGTCGTCGATTTTTACTTCCAGTTCCAGCGACGTGGTAAACCCTCCCCCGCCAATATCGTGAACGCACCGCGTTATCGTCCAGTTCCCACTGTCGATCGTGGACTTAAAGCCGTAGACGCTGGCGGGCTGTTCCGGGTACAAATCTGCGCGGCCACGCGCCAGGGTGATGCTGAACGTAGCCGCACCGCGCTGCAACTCCCGCCACTTAGCCGCAGCGGCACGCTTCGCCGCCTTTTCCGTCTTGAAGGTTTTACGTATAACAAAAACGTTACCTTCGGCCCCGGCCAGATAATCACCCTCTTTTTTGCTGGATGCAGGCTCTTTCTTTTTGGCCTGGCTGGTTCGTCGCCTGCGGGTTGTTTTCTTCACGGTAGTGGATGGTTTCTTGCCAAAGTTGAGATCAAGCCAGTATGCAGTTACGCCCGTGTACGCGTCGCGGTCAGCTACGTTAAAGCTATGTTTATCACCGCTTGACCGGACTATCTCGATCACCGGCAGCGGCTTGCCGCTCTGCGTCACTCCTTTGCCCGGCGTGATAAACAGAAGCATACCGTTTTTAATGGTTGCCACCGCGCCCAGCATTTCGGCCATGCGCGTTAAGAAGCTGATATCTGATTCACTCGTCTGATCGGCGTGGTCTATCTCAATCTTCGCCAGTTCTTCGCTGACACCCGCACGCAGATCGTAGCGACTGGCAATGCTGGCGACCACATCCCCCACGGTAATATCGTGCCAGCTATATTCCCTTTTCACGTTGAAGGTATCGCGGAAATCTGCGCTTCTGGCACTGATCGTTAGCTGGTCAGGCGGGCCTGAATGACCTATCTCATCAACCGTATACACGCCCTTAAAAACCAATGGATCATTATCCCAGCCCAGCGCCACCGATATCTTTGCGCCGCGTGGTGGTAATGCTACCTGCCCGTCTGCATCATCCAGAGTCAGATCCAGCGTGTCCGCTTCAAATCCCCGGTTATCTGTCAGGGAAAGAGAGATCAACCGGTTATCCAGCGCCGTAAGCTGATTACCTTCAATTTCAATACTGAACGCCGGGCGCGGCGAATATCGGTTTTCTGTCGTGTCCATATCAACCCCTTCATCATGATGGGGTACATCGTCGCCACGCGCGCGCGCATGAACAACGCCCCGTCATTGTTGCAGGTTGCTGACAACCCTTATTCATCGCATCAGCCTGCCATTGCCGCAATGATATTCGCAGTCATTAAACTGGCGAGGCAAATACATGGCCACTAACTACCATCACGGTGTAACCGTCACGGAAACCACCGACCTTAGCACGATGATCACCGACATTGATTCGGCGGTGATCGGCGTTGTCTGCACCGCTGATGATGCGGACGAAACAGCGTTCCCGCTGGATACCCCTGTACTGATCACCCGCGTGGCTAACATGCTGGGCAAGGCAGGTAAAACCGGCACCCTGTTTACCACCTTGAAAGCGATTTCAGACCAGACCAGCCCGCAAACCATTGTGATCCGCGTTGCTGATGCTGCAAATATCGAACCGCCAGAAGGCGGCACCGCACAGACACAGGATCAACTGGTTATTGGCGGCACCGATGCAAACGGACGCTTTACCGGCATGTACGCGCTGCTGTCTGCCGAAATGCGCGTAGGCGTGCGCCCGCGTGTGCTGGCTGTTCCCGGTCTTGATACGGAAGCGGTGGCCGCACAACTCGGCGTCATTGCCGAAAAGCTGCGCGCGTTTGCTTACGTGGCAGCGAACGGCTGCAACAGCATCGCCGAAGTGAAGGAATACCGCGAACAGTTCTCCCAGCGTGAAATGATGGTTATCTGGCCTAATTTCATCTGCTACGACACCAACGCCGGAGCGAATGCCACCGTGCCCGTGGGTGCCCATGCGGTTGGGATGCGCGCCAAAATCGACGCAACGCAGGGCTGGCATAAAACCATTTCCAACGTGCCCGTTAATAACGTGCTGGGGATGGATCGGGATATCTATTTCACGTTGCAGGGCACCGATACCGACGCCGACGAACTGAACGCAGCAGGCGTTACCACGCTGATCAAGCAGGACGGCTACCGCATCTGGGGATCGCGTACCTGCGACGCGGAAACGTATATCTTCGAAAGCTATACCCGAACCGCGCAGATCGTTGCGGATACCGTCGCCGAAGCACATTTCGCCTATGTTGATAAACCGCTTACCCCGTCGCTGGTAAAGGACATTGTGGACGGCATCAATAAGAAGCTGACCTCATATGTGACGGCTGGCAAGCTGCTGGGCGCCCGCTGCTGGTATGACCCGGAACCGAATACCTCGGAAACCCTGCGCAATGGTCAACTGACCATTAAGTACAACTACACCCCTGTTCCACCGCTGGAAAATCTCAGCCTGGTACAGGAGTTCACCGACGAATATTTCGCTACGTTTTCCAGCGCAGTGAATAACTAACCGGGGGCGCTTATGGCACTGCCTAAGAAACTCAAATATTTCAATATGTTCTTTGACGGGGATAACTACTTCGGCATGGTGCCGGAAATCACCCCCGCCAAACTCACCAAAAAAACCGAAGACTACCAAGCGGGCGGTATGCCGGGTTCGGTTGCGGTGGATCTGGGCTTCGACGCTGGCGCCCTGGATATGGATATCACGCTGGGCGGCATGGATGCAGGGCTAATGAAAAAATGGGGCGTTACCACTGCGGACGGAATGCAGGTGCGCTTTGCTGGCTCTTACCAGGACGATGCGACCGGCGACGCCGTACCGTGCGAAATCCAGACGCGTGGCCGCTTCACTGAACTGGATCCCGGTTCGGCAAAGGTTGGGGATGATACTTCGCATAAGTACACCCTGAAAAACACCTATTACAAGCTGACCATCAATAGCGAAGAAATTATCGAAATTGATGTGCTCAACATGATCTACAAAGTTGCCGGTGTGGATGTGCTGGAAAAACACCGCGCTAACATCGGCTTATAAGGAAACCCGGCACCATGAGCAAGACCAAAGAAAACACCGTTATTCTTACCGCCCCTATTACGCGCGGTAAGACCAAAATCACCGAAGTGGCGATCACTTCCGTGCTTAAACAGGCTGGATCACTGCGCGGCTTAAAAGCCTATGACGTGCTGACGTCCAACTATGACGCGCTGGTTATTCTGCTGCCCCGCGTTACCGCTCCGGCATTAACCGCCGATGAGATTGCCCGAATGGATACCTGGGATTTTTGCCAGTTAGCCAACGCGGTGGTTGATTTTTTGCAACCCTCTTCGGATCTGACCGCGACGGATACGGGCAACGAATCATCCGATGCCCCTGCGAACGCATAGAAGACCTGATGGCAGATATCGCCGTCATATTCCACTGGCGGCCGGTAGAGATGGACGCCATGACGGTACAGGAAATACTGTTATGGCGTGATCAGGCGGCTGCGCGCAGTGGTGGAGATCACTAAATGGCAGACCGCAATTTAAATATCAGGGTGGCATTCAGCGCCCTGAATAATATGTCCCGCCCTGTCAACGCGGCGCGCCAGAGTGCCGCCGCGTTGGCGTCTCAAATCAATCAGACCAAAACCAGCATTAAAGGGCTTGAGCGTCAGGCAACCAGCTTTGACCGCCTCACCGCAGCCAATAAAAAAACCACCGAACAACTGGCCCAGGCGAAAGAACAGGCCCGGCAAATGGCGGCGGCTTATGGCCCGTTACGCCAGCGCAGCGCCGAACAGGTTGCCGCCCTCAATCAGCAACGTGCAGCCATTCGCCAGTTAACCCAGCAGCAGAAAGGCGAGCAGACGCAGCTTAACCAGTTGCGCGCCAGCTTCTACAGCGAAGGCATTGCGATCAGCAGCGCCAGCCGGGCGACGGAACAGATCAACCAGCGCACCGCGCAATACAACCGCCAGCTTGCCGAACAGCAGCGACGGCTTGACGCTGTTAACCAGGCGCAGGCCCGTTACAGCCGCGCCAAAGAAACCGGCGAAAAGATGATGAGCGGGGGGATGAAAACCGCCGCAGTAGGGGCGGCAACCCTCGCACCTGTCGCCGCTGCGGTTAAATCATACAGCAGCCTTGAAGACGCCATGAAAGGCGTAGCCAAACAGGTAAACGGCTTGCGTGACGACAGCGGCAACCGCACCCCGCAGTATGAAGAAATGCAGCGGGCGATCATGGATGCCAGCGAAAAGCTACCAATGGCTAACGGCGCTGTTGACTATGCCGCCCTGGTCGAAGGTGGCGCGCGCATGGGCGTGGCAAACAGCGATGATCCGTGGGAAAAACAAAAAGCCGATCTGCTGGCTTTCGCCAGCATGGCGGCAAAAGCTTCGGTAGCCTTTGAACTGCCCGCCGATCAGCTTTCTGAAAGCCTCGGTAAGATTGCCGGGCTGTATAAAATCCCTACCCAGAATATTGAACAGTTAGGCGACGCCATAAACTACCTGGACGATAACGCGAAGTCGAAAGGCTCCGATATTATCGACGTGCTCCAGCGCGTTGGCGGACTTGCCAGCCAACTGGATTACAAGCAAGCCGCCGCGCTGGGTTCCACCTTCCTGACGCTTGGATCACCTGCCGAAGTTGCCGCCAGCGCAACCAATGCAATGGTGCGCGAACTATCGATCGCCACAGTACAAAGCGATAAATTTTTGGGTGCGCTGGATGAAATCGGCATCAATGCTGAAAAAGTCCAGAAAAGCATGTCAGTGGACGCGATGGGCACGATCATTTCAGTGCTGGAAGCGTCCAAAAAACTTGCACCAGATAAGCAGGTAGCCAACCTTACTCAGATTTTCGGTAAAGAGTTCGGCGATGATGCGCAGAAACTTGCGAACAACCTGCCCGAACTACGCCGCCAGATAGAACTGACGCAGGGCGCAGCCGCTAAAGGTTCCATGAATCGGGAATCTGATATCAATAAAGCGTCCCTTTCAGCTCAGTGGCAACTGACCAAAACCGGCGCGGTTAACGCATTGAGTTCAGCAGGGGAAACGCTCCGCGAACCGCTGATGGATATCATGCTTACCGTCAGTAAGGTGGTTGGCAGCGTCCGCCGCTGGGTTGAGGCAAACCCGGCTCTGGTTGGCTCAATCATGAAAGTCACCGCAGCCATAGGCGCGTTGCTGGTTGTCGTGGGTGGCCTGATGCTGACCATCGGCGCAGTGCTCGGCCCGATGGCACTTGTTCGCCTCAGCTTCACCACGCTGGCTGGCTCCGGTGGGGTAACTCCCCTCATAGGCTCGCTGGGAAAATTATCCAGCACATTACGCGGGCTGATCCCCTCACTATCTGGCGTGGGCCGAAGTATTAAAGACTGGCCTGCCCTCTTCCGATCTGCTGCGTCTGGCATTACCCAATTTAGTAAACAAGCTATTGGCGGGTTAAACACAGCGTTAATGGCACTTTCACGCGGTGCTGTTGCTGCCGGACAGGGGCTATTTACCCTATTCACAAGGCCTATGACGGCTATAACCTGGCTTGGTAATGGCCTCAGAACTCTGGCGACCTCCGGTTTCGGCGCTTTGCTGAACGTTGGACGCACCGTAATGATGGCGTTGGGTGGCGGGTTATCATTACTTCTTAGCCCTATTGGAATACTGGTAATCGCTTTATCAGCAGCAGCGATCGCCGTTATTAAATTCTGGGAACCTATAAAAGCCTTTTTCACTGGCTTTTACACCGGGTTAATGAGTGGCTTACAGCCTTTAACCTCAGCATTTAGTACAGCCTTTGCACCACTAGCCCCACTCTTTGACTCTATCGGTAATGCTGTCGGTGGCGTCTGGGAGTGGTTCACAAAACTATTCGAACCTATCCAGTTCTCCAGCGAAGCGCTAGCCTCCTGCACCAGTGCCGGGGAAACGTTCGGTAAGGTTGTAGGTAACGCTCTATCTGCATTAACACCAATAATCGAAGGAATAGCGCGCGGTATAGGATGGGTACTGGAAAAACTCGGCGCCATCCCCGACGCAACAAAAGCAGCGCAGCAAGCTGCGGAAAGTATGCACAAAGACCCTGTTGTCTGGGAGTGGGATCCGCAGCAAAAGAAAATGGTTAAAAAGGGTTGGAACTGGTCGCCGAAAGACGATCAGCAGAAGAAAACCAACCAGAAGCAACAGCAGGCCATTGACCAGCAGAAAAAGCAGGAAAGCTTAATTAACTCGCTCAAGGGCCCGGCCAACATCGTGCCGAAGATGAGCAGCAGCCTGGATAAGATCGCCACCAATACCACGGAGAAGAAAGACGGCCCCGGCGAAATTGTCTTCAAGAATAAGCAGCCCTATATCCCGATCCGTGGTGGATATTCGGAACCGCTTAAGCAGGTGCAGCGCCAACTACCATCCCTTACCGATTGGGTGACGCAGCAGGCCGGATCGCTGATCGCTTCCGTTACGCCTTGGCAGGTTGAGAAGCCCGCCGCACGGATGCCTGTTTCGGCGTCTCCGTCTGCGGCTTCCGTCGCTGCGCTGATGCCTGCTCCGGGTGGCGATGTATATAACCTTAACTTCGACTTTAGCGGCCAGAAACTGGATGAAGAAACCATTATCAGGCGCGTGCGCGAAGAACTTGCGTTAGCGAAGCAACAGGCCGACCGGCGCAAGCGCTCCCAACTGACCGATCACGTCTAAGGCAATATCATGATGATGATTCTGGGGATGTTCCCCTTTTCACTGCAAACCACACCTTACCAGAGTGCGAATAAAACCAACTCCTGGCGGCACGTCAAAAACGATCGCGTGGGGAAATCCCCGCGCTATCAGTTCATCGGCGCAGATGAAGAACCGTTCGTACTCAGCGGCACGCTGTACCCCGAAATAAGCGGCGGTGATGTGTCGCTTGTCATGCTGGAAACTATGGCTTTTTCCGGGCGCCCGTGGCCCCTGATAGAAGGCACGGGCAGGATCTACGGCATGTATGTAATTGAGCAGATCACGCAAAACCGGACGGAGTTTTTTAAGGACGGGAAGGCAAAGAAAATTGATTTCACGCTCAACCTGAAACGGGTAAGCGAGGACATACGGGAAAAGCTGGCTGAAACCACTACCGACGATCTCTTCTCTCTGGTGAAAACCAACCTTTCGATATAA